TTAAGTAATACCAGTCCACGGTGCATGTGAACATTGGCGTGAGCAAGCGTTTCGGAGATTGGCGGGTTGCGTCGCTCTGCAATAACTTGAACGCCAGCTGCCCTCAGGATCTCGTGATCACTTTGGGTTGACGAAGTGGAATCATGAGAACCACTGGCATCTGGATAACAGGTGATCAAGCCAGACGACAGGTGATGAGAATACTTCTCACGCAGGTGTGCAACAAGTGCGAAGGTGTCGGCAACCTTGGATTCAGCGAAGCAGTGAAGCTGCTGGCCAGCTGGTCCAGCCTTGATAACGCCATAAACGGCGTGACACTGGCCAACGTTAAAGTCAGCACCGAACACAATGCGCTCATTGCGCTCTGGAACGAAAATGCCAGTCGTATGCCGATTGCGGTCAAATTCGTAGAAGACAGTTGCTGATTCAAGGTTGACAAACTCACCATTCAGGTATGCCTTGATCAGCTGCGGATGGTACTTTGTCTTCAGGTCTTCAACAAAACCTGGATCAAGAAACGGGTTGTCTTCTGACTTGCCACGATACAGTTTCTTGTTGTCTGACTTCTGTTCTTCAAAGAAGGTGTACATCCAGCCATAGCCCTCTGGCGTAGATGCAGCAACAATTTGGGGACAATTGCCAACACGAACGCGACCCTGCAGCTTGATCATTGCCTTTTCGGCAACCTCGGGCCTTGTGGTATCTGTTTCGTCCGTTGCAATGCTTGCAGCGTTCACACCAATCAAGCGTTCGTAGTTCTCCATGGAGCGGAGAAGAACAGGGGTCTCTCCACCTGGGAGCAAAAGCTTGAAGCTTGGTCTCGGTGATGCCTTGAAGGTATGTGGAATTGAGTATTTCTCCAGAACTTCATTCCATTTTGGCAGCGCCACGTCGTCAATCAGCGGGATCGTAGGCTCAAGGAATAGGTGGGTAAAGCCCTGGGAACGGAAGCAAAGAAGCAGCTGCTTCATGACAAGGCTGTAAGTCTTGCCAGAGTTGTGATTTAAGATACCATGTGCTTCGTAGTGATTCCACAATGGGACGTGAAGATCATAGAAATCGTCGGTCTTGGCGTATTCAATATCTGCAATCCTGGACCATCCATAAGCCCTGCTTTCACTGAAGAGATCGAAGTCACCAGCTTCATTAAGGCGATCAGCATCAGCGCCGATAAAAGCGGCCCATGGACTTCGCACATTCAAACTATCTTCTAGTCCGTTTTTGCAAACAGCAATCGGAACGCCGATGTCAATCTCGCCAAGCTTTCTCCAGCCAACGGGTGTTAAGAACTTGTGCTCCCTGGTGACGGTGATGCTGTAACCAGAAGCCGTAGTTGTCCTGAAGAGCGATGCGACTCCTTTTTTATAGGCTGGAGATGCCTTTGTAAAACCGGCAAGCGTTTTGACGTAGATCGGTGACTGCGTTAAGTCCTTAACTGGTACTCCGTTGATCAGCGTTTCGCCGGCAATACAGCCATATCCACCGCAAAAGCCGACGTACTTATGTTCAAAGTCTTGAACAAAAGCTCGCTGATATGGGAGCAGGTCTTCAAGGATCTTGATTTCCGCGACCTGAACATCGAAGCTGGTATTCGCCCTCTTTCTTAGCTTGTTTAGCAGGCTCGTATCGGCAAGGAGCCCAAGCGTTTTTGACGCTGCGCGATCAGCGTAAGCATTTGCCCTGGATCTAGCGGGCATCGGGGATTCACGAAGTAGTAAATCCTAGAGCATGGAATTGGCTCAGGTCGGTCGCTAGGCCAAAGTGGGAGCAATTGGCCAGGAGATTGCGAAAGGGTTTACCTGCAGAGTAACGTCGCGCAGCTGCTGCCTATAGGTGGCCCAGGCTTGGCGATCGGCCCCGAGATCGAAGTCTTCGATCTGTGTCCAGTCGCTGGCTTGCAGGAGCTGTAGCCGCTGCTCGCGAACACGTTGCCATTGTGCCTCTAGCTCAACGTCGTTGTAAGGCCTCACCAGAAAGGCGGAGCCATCCCAGTCCACGGTCTCGGCTAACGGGTCACAGTCAGGCATATCAAATGGACCGTTAAAGCCGGCAAGCTCTAGCTCTTCAGCCGTGAAGGTGCTTGCATCAGTTCTGGTACTGCCGTCAGGGAAGCGGATCCTATCTGGCAGGGGTGCAGGGGTGGAATTGTGATGAGAGTAAAGCATTGGTCTTCAGAGAGAAATACAGCGAGATGCCAAGTATAGCTAGAAAAGATAGGTTGGGGAGATTTCGTTTACATCACTTGCATCATTCGTTGAGTAAGCACCTAAGCCAGAAAAGATCTTAATCGTAGCGAAATTCACGTTGTCACTACTTGCCCTAACCCTAAATCCAGTGATATATCTGGTCGCAGGTCTAAAAAAGTTGGCATATTTGAAGCCGATCGCGTTAGCGGGACTGCCATGGTCATAGGTCCAGAAAGACCCGCTATCAGGGGCAAACATTTGCGCCGCGCGAGAAGTGTAAATGCCATCCTGCATTGCAGCGCTCCCAGGCTCCTCCAGTCCGCCCAGGTTTGTACCAGTCCATGTCCCTCCGGTAATCAAACCAGTCGAAGCAATCAATACAAATTCGCCCACTTCAACGACACCCACAGCCGTGAACTGGTCAAACCTCCAATAACGGTAACCCTCCCCAGGGCTGATGGGCCAAATACCCGCCCGTTTAGCTAATACTTGCTCGTTTTGAGACCAAATGCCAGAAGCAAGGCTTGTAGATGGAACACGACGTATGCCAATTAAACCACCATTCCTGCCGATCATTGGTTAATTTCCTTGTGAAATTGACATTCTCTACAGTTAGAAACACTGGTACACATTTGCAGGCTGCGGACTCGTATTGACAAAACTGTAAAGGCAAGTTATGTAATTCATTAAGCCAGTGTCAACCCCCACTTAAATGAAAGCCAGGATTGCAGCAGAGTTCGATCACTGCTGCCAAGAACAGAAGAAAAGAAAATCATTTCCCCTATTAAGCCATACCAACCTCGCGACAAGTTTTGCCTATCCATACCTATTTGAAATCCCGTGTTTGTCAGTACCGCTGTATCACTGGCTCTCTTGATGCGTAGAAGACTCGGGCTATTTATGCCTGGCAGGACACTAGAAAATGATTGGGGTCCGTTATTGACAAATGCGTTGTCAAAGCTTCCTGCAAAATAAAGAGCGGAAGAACCGATGGATCCGGTCACATTCATTCCTTCTGTATAGCTACCAAAAAGCCCATTGTACGAGGGGAATGTCGCTCCGAAACTTGCATCTAGCACTATATATGCCTCTGCTATGCTGATTGGCGTTGTGCTGTTGTTATACAATGCTTTGCTGTGGGATACATTACCCCAGTCCACGCATTTCCTGCCATTGATGCCGGTAACGTACTGCGGATTGGTTGGCGTACTGGTAAGTGCTGCCCCTCTACTACCCTTATCTGATATTTGAGTTAGATTGGTGCCCGATGTTGTTACGGTTGTTTCATCAGCAAAGTCGTACCAAAGGACCGGAAGCAATCCTGCTGTTGGATCTGTACTGTAAGATGGCCAAATTCCAGCTCGCTTCGCCACGCTCTGCTCATCTTGTGTCCAAACTCCAGGAGCAAGGCTTGTAGAAGGAACGCGGCGCACACCAATTAGTCCACCATTAAGCCCAATCATCAGCTGATCTCCTCGTACGAAATTACAAGCTCCAGATCGCTTGCAGCACTGGCCTGGGCTCTCAGGCTGTGGCCTTCTTCTAGATATAAATAGGCGTCTCGCGTTACAAGCATCTGCGTAGCATCTGCAGGCACCGTGATCGTGTGCGCCACTTCGTATCCCGTCGTGCCGTCCCAATGCTGCAGCGTGATGTCTGCCGCATTGACGCCATCAACGTTAGCGCAATACACAGAGTTCACCTTCAGCACCTTCCCGCTGGCAGCACCGTTGCTCAGCGCTGCTGCCATGCTGGTCGTGACCGCATAGCCAATCGTCTTGCCGGTGATCGTTGTTGGGCTTTTGAGATTTGGAGCGGCCATCAGAAAATCATCCCCGAGATAACTGGATCAATGGACGGCGAGGCGCTTACTCCAGAGGCCGTCCAAACAAGAATCGTTCCAGTGCTTGCATGGACACGACCAACGATAGCGAGGCTTTGAATGTATCCACTTGTGGGTCGAACATTTGTGAGTCCGCCGCCAGCGGCAAGATAAAGCTCGTTGTTGGCAAGGTATGAGCCTGTATTAACGCCAGTAATTTCGCCAAACATCACAACATGCCCGGAGGCATTGACAGAAAGGTCTTCACCAAGAATTCCAATAGCCGGTATCTTGCTCACATTAGAAGCGTCCGCCGCTGCAATTTCAAGCGTCGTAGTGCTTCCAACAGCGCCAGTCACATAAACGGGAGTCCCCTTTGCCAAAGAGGAGGCACTGGTGTTTTTTGCGTGAATGTAGAGGCTTCCCGCGACATTGCCGTGAATATGTGCCGCTGTAAGAAGGGTATTGACTGTAAGATTATTGACGGTGAGTGGATCTGGGATTGATGTTGCACCGGTCTGATCAAAATTGCCGGTAAATGGATTGAATGTATATCCCATGGCTCAGCTCTTGGCAACGGAGATCAGGTTGTTGCTGCCGTCATAAGCAAGCGTCAGGGTGGCGACCGTCGTGCCACCGGATCCACCAACCTTGTAAATAACCCCAGTCAAGTTACTACCAGTGTAGCTTAGTGCAATGTAATCATGCTCGGGGATTTCAAGGCCGCTAACGACAGGGACTGGGTTGCCGGAATCATTCTTGATTTCAACACCATCTGCCGTGACAGAA